CCCGATGCGTTCCGCATCAGGATGGCACCCGCGAAGATGGCTTGGCTGGCCCCAAGAACGCCAACGCGCTCGGTGCCTGCGGCTTCGGGGGTATTACGGTCAGCTGCCAAGGCGGTCATGCGCGGATCTCCGTTTTGGCGCGCTCGGCGTTGAGCGTCGCAAGATAATCGGTGGCGGCGATGCCCAAGAGGTCAGCCGCCTGCGCCTGTTCGGCGTTCAGCGACGTCAGGGCAGCGCCGGGCTGGACGGGTGTGGTCGACAGGGCCTGCACGCCCGCGCCAAGGATCGGCTGGCCGGTGATCAGCGCCTCGGCATTGGCCGCGTCGGCCATGTGCATGGCGATGTAGCGGTCGCGCATCGGCTTCACGCCCGCACGGCCCTGGGCGATGGCGCCGTCGACAAAGGCTTCGGCTTTGCTACGCTTGCCGCCCTCGGTCAGCACATTCAGCTGCGTGGCCAAGGTGGTGATCTCGGACTGCAGCGCGGCGATTTCGGCGGGCTGGGCCGCGCCCTTCACCTTGGCGGCGGCAACGATGGCCGCGCGATCCGTGCCGGAAACGCCAAGCGCCGCCCCGATTTCGACCATGGCCGATTCCAGTTCGACCGAACCCTCGGGCTTGCCGACGTCTTTCATCTTTGCGACTGCGGCGATCATCTCGTCCAGCGTCGCGGTTGCGGGCAGGCCGAGCGCCTCGGCCAGCTTCGTGAGGTCCATGGATTGCTCCTGATGAAGCGCGGTCAGCCCGCGCAGGTTGGGGGAATTTACGAGGCTTGCGCGCGGGATCAGCCGCACGGTCTTCCTGTCGGCATGCAGGATCATCACCGGCGAGAGGCCCCGATAGGCCTTGTCGGTCACCAGTTCCGCACCGGCGCGGGTCCATTCGACCCGGCCCCAGATGCCGTCCGTGCGCGCCTGCATTTCCTTGATCCAGCCGCGCGCCGGGGCTTCCTGCCCCTTCGGTGCCGCCAGATCGGTGGCGTGGTTTTCGTCAATCGGGATGCCGCGTTCGTATTCCATCGACGCCGCGATGACCGCCGCCGCATCGGCGATCTGATACGGGCCGCGACCGTCGAAGGTCTCGATCATGCCAGATACCGATGGCAGCAGATGCACCCACTCCGGCGCGGTATCGCCTTCGGGCAGGTTCATCGACGCGGCAAGCGCGACCGGCAGATCTTTAAAGGGGGTTTGAATGGGGCTTTTCATGCCCCCGAAGATCGCGGGATTGACCCCGTCAAAACATCCGCAACGGTGTGCGGAGACGCAAGGCATCGGGCATGGTGCAAGCCTGCTTGGCCGCAGGCGGTCTTGTCAAGGCTGCAGCGCGCCCGACAGATAGTCCGCGATCTGGGCGGTGATATTCACCTCATCCTCGGCGCTGACGCCCAGAAACGGGCGGGCGGGGATGTCGCCCCACAGATGCGGGAATGCGGCCTTGGTGCCGCCGTGGTGCATCATCGCCGCATAGACGCGGTTCGATCCGATCTCGACCTGATCTGCAGCAGGCTCCGAGAATATCTGCGCCGACAGAATGCCTGACGGCCCGAAGAGCGGGCGCACATCGACACGGTTGGACTTGCGCGCGCCGTAAGCGTTCAGCGTGGTCTGCGACTTGGGCTTCCATTTGCTGCCGTCCGGGGCCTCGCCCTTCCCGAACCGCTGCTTGGTCGAATCCACAAGGATTTCGCCGATATCGGTGAAGAGCGGCGTCATGTCCCCCAGCTGCTCCGACGCGCGGGTCAGGGCAGCCGTCACGGCCTCGGCCTTGAGTTCAACGGTAAACATGCCTATATTCTGCCTTGTGATCCGGTGTATCCCGATAGGAAGGGGCCTTGTTCTGGCGGCTTGTCAGACGAGTTGATGTCGGTTCGAGTCCGGCCACGGATCACACACTTCCCTCCAGCAGCACACCGGATTTGCCAAGGATCGCCTTCAGATCACTGACGCTGGCCATCGATCCCGAGGTGAGGTGATTAAGAATGCCGACCCTTTTCAGCTTGTAGTCCAAAGTTACGACCAGCTTTGCCAAACTTCCTTATCCCAGCCGGTCGTGGCCTTCATCTCGGCCAGCCGCAACCGGAATGCCGCCACCTGAAACTTGAACGGCTTCCCGAAACTGGCCAGCAGCTTGGTCACACTGCATCCTCCGCTGCGGCAACCCGCCCCCCGGCATTCGCCGCCACCAGACCCAAGGCCAAGACCGCCGTCAGGTCACTGGCATCAAGGTCCGGAAAGCCGGTTAGCAGCATCTGCTGCAGCTCTTCCAGACTGCTGGCCGCGCCCACCATCGCCTCGATCTGCGCGATCATCGCCTCCATCGGCGCTTCGGCCTCGACCATCATCCGGTCGGTCAGGGTGTCCTCGGCAGAACCCCCCTGTTTTTTGCCCGCCAAGGGGTCTTCGGCCTGCAGATGCGTCTCCGCCCCCGAAACCTTCCCGACCCGTTTAAAAACGTCTGGATTGCGTTTAATTTCCGAAACGGCGGGCGGTGGGGCGGTCTGAGGTGCCACGCCGCGCGAGGCATGCAGCAATTTGGCCCCCGGAGTGGGTTCCGGCAGCCCGAAACGGCTCAGGATCGCCCCCTGCTCGACCTCAAGGCCACGGTCGATCATCGGGCCGATGGCCTCGGACAGCGCCTTCAGGTCTTCCTGCTCGGTGCGTTCGATCCGCAGGCGCGGGTAGACCCTGCGCGGGCCATATTCCAACTGCACCCAGACCCGGATCAGATCGCGGTTCAGGATCGCGGCCAGCGCGCGGGCGTCGGCGGTCTCGATATCCTTGCGGACGTCGCCATGCTCTTTGCCCGACCCGAGGCCGCCCACGACGGCATCCGTGGTTGCGGTCTGGCCCAGCACCGCCTTCGAGATCTGCTTGTCGATCAAGTCGGCCCGCTCTTTGTAAAGCTGGTGGCTGGCCCCGACATTGCCGCTTTCGATGAATTCGATGTTCATCGACTCGGGGATGATCGCCGAGCAATCGCCTGCGATGTTGGACACCGCCCGGAACAGGGTCGCCTTGTCGGCCTCAGACGCACCCGGACCGAACCGACCGATCCGCACCGGCTGACCATAGGTCTGGCTGAAGATCGCCCAGTCCTTCTGGGTATAGGCCTTGAACATCCAGCCCCATGCCGCAAGCCGGGCAAGGCCAGAGCGCAGGGTCAGGCCCGACTTGGCCTTGATCTGGGCAAAGATGAACTTGCCGGGAATCAGCGGCACCTCTTGGCCGGTATCGTCCAGCATCATCGGGGTCGCCAGATCATGGCGGGCAAAGCGGAACCAGCGCGGGTCACGCCAATCAAGGCGGGGGCGATATTGGCCCTCCGACACTTCGTAGGTCACTTCGGTGAAACTGTAGCCCTTGCCGATGCAGTCGAGGATGTCGAAGATTTCTTCCGTCAGCTCGTCGCGCGCGATCCAGTCGCGCACCATCTGGGCGATTTCCTCGTCCTCGGGATCATCCGACCCGGCCTCGACCGTCACTTCGATCTGGCTGACCGCGCGGCGGCGGGTGCCAAGAACACCGAGATAATGCGGGTCGCGCTCCTCGATCGTCTCGGCCAGTTCCAGATAGCGGGTCGCATCGCCCGCATCGGCGGCGCGCAGGATCGACGCCAGCCGCGAAGGGTTCAACCCATCCGCCGGATAACCAGAGATCGGACTGCGAACACCGCCGACAGTGGCGGCGGCAACCTCGCTGGTCATGTCGGCGCGGCGGATCGGCTGGCCACGATGGTCGAGAAGAACGGGGGATTTCATCAGATGGCACCTCTAAGGCCGGAACCAAGCGGCGGGCGATACGGGTCGCGCTGCTCGTCATCGGGATACATGCCGCTGTCAGGCGCGGCGGTGTTGGCAGCAGGGCTGGCCGGTTGGTAGCTGTATTCGGACCAGCGCAACCGGCTGGCGTAATGGGCCAGTGCCACCGCAATGGCATGGTCGCCGTGGCGCTTCTTGCCCGTCTCGCCTTCACGCAGCACAGGCACACGGGCGATGCCGCGCACCAGCTTGACGGCCCGCAGATCGCTCAGGTGGTCCGCATCCTTGATCAGCGCGATGGCATCATCCTCGAACGCAGCCTTCAGCGGCGGCATCTGGAGGCGATACCACTCCTCCGAGAACTTCACGGCCATCACGAGGCCAGCGCCCTCGGGGTCTTCTCGCAAACCGAAGATGCGGCCCATGTCCTCGGCCACGGTCCAGCCCATGCCGGTGGCATCGAACGCAGCCCCCACAAGGCGGGGGCGCACGGCCTCCAGCACCGTCTTGGCGATCAGCTTCTGTTCGTCGCCCGGCACGTTCCGCAATTCATAGGCCAGCACCTCGCGCCGTTTAAGGCGCTGTTCAATGGCCATCAAAGACCCGGTTGTCAGGTCGACGTTGCGCGCAAAGTCGGACCCGAAGGCAAACTGCGGCTTCAGGTCAATGGCGCGCAGCTGCGCCTTCAGATCGAACAGAAACGGGGCCATCAAGGAAAGCTGTTCCAGCCGGTGCCGGAAGAGATAGTCGGGCGGCAATTCAAGCCGAAGCACCGGCGTCTCGACCGTCATGCGCGCTTCGATCAGGGGGGCAGTCAGCCACGACCCCGACGACATCGACGGGATGCAGAACAGTTCCTCGTCCGCACCGTCGGCGTAGAAGTCGATGATGTCCTGCCGCCAAGCCGCCTCGCCCGCCGCCGTCCACTCTTTGCCGGTGACCAGACAGATGCGCTGGTAAAGCCCTTCCTGCAGCGCTTGGTCGAAGTCGATGCGGATATGGCGATACTTCGACCGCTCTGCCAGAATGTCTTGGATCTTCGTGTTGAACTCGTTGTCGACGCCGTCATGGGTCGAACACACAACGACCTGACCGCCCCACATCAGGAAGGCCAGCGCCGCCTTCAGCAGTTCGGCAAGGCTGTCAACGAAGGCCGCTTCGTCGATGATGATCACGCCCTGCTTGCCGCGCAGCCCACGCGGGGCCGACGACAACGCCATGATCTCGAAGCCAGAGGCGAACTTGATGCGGAAGGCGTTGATCGCCTTGTCGGCATCATCCTGGTCAAACAGGGTCTCTTCGACCTCGCCTGCTGCCACATCGAAGGCACGCGCCCACATCGCGCAGGCGTCGATGAACTCGCGGGTCATCTCGCGGGAATACGAGATATACATCACATCCATGCCGCCCGCCTTCTTCTGGCGACCGGCGCGCAGGGCGGCATAGGCGGCAAGGCCCCACGTCAGGCCGATCCGGCGGGACTTTTCGACAAAGAGGACAGGACAGGCGCTGTCGAGCAAGGACACGGTGCGCGCCTGATAGGGCAGCAGCACCTTGGGCACGCCCACCTCGGCAATGACCGCAGGCATCGCGGCCATCGCCTCTTGGCGCTGCTTTTCCCACTCGGCGGCGGTGAGCATCTTGCTCATGGCTGTAGACCTTGCGCGGCGAGTTCACGCTTCATGCGTTCCAAAGCCTCGAAGGGTGTCCGGCCAAATTTGCCATCTTGCGCGCGAAAGTCCCACCGCGAGTTTCGCACCGGAATGACCAAGGTCACGACATGCGGCCCGTGCATCTTCCAGATGGCCGGATGACAGGCGACCCAACCGTCAGAGAAGCTATAGACCCGAAAGCGGGTCGCAGGACGCTTCATGCCTGCATTGTCGCCGCTATCCAAGAGCTTGATCGCATCTTCCATCGCGGCTTGGCGCTCTTCGTCGCGTCTGATCGCTGTGTATCGCTGCCATATCCGGTCTCCTTGATGGCGAGTAAACGGCCATTAAATCCCGCTTTAGGCCGATGCGATGGGTGAGAGCATGCCTCAAAACGGCTGCGGAACTGGGAACTTGGCTTCCCAGTTGAAAAGGCAGCTCCCAGAAAGGCGTAAGGCTTTGGTTTTAATAATGCATCCGCGACAGGGGAAAGATCGGGCGCTCTAACTGGGAACCGATTCCGAGTATGGTTCATACACCCAGCGCCTCAAGGCCGCAGGAGCGAAACGGGTCCAGTGCGTCGATGGTATCCGCGAAGTAGGCCAAGTCACCGAACTTCAGTCCCCCGAATGCATAGAGTTCATCGCGGCTACCACCTTGTCATAAGCTTCAATCGTGACCAGTGCCGTGCTGTTCTCATCAAGGTCGGACTTCTTGACGCCATACATCAGTGACGCGCTGCTGGCGCGATATAGATCGTAACCGATCTGAACACGCCCAAGTTGGTGGTGAAGCCTGTCAGCGTCGGCAAGGCCACTGTCAGCAAACAGCATGGCGAGTGAGTCTGGACGGCCACTAATGAAGAAGGAGATCGACCACTTGCCTTGATAATCAGAAAGCTTGATCCCGAGGCGTGATCCACTACTGCCGACTAGGTCTGTAGAGCAGACATAGCCATTGGAATTTTCAGCGAACTGATGGGATACAACCGTCTCCAGTGCCTCCCCTTGCCTGCGCCAGACAGCACGACAAATAAGCTCATCACAATCAACCGCATCAACAGCGCCTATATGTAAGCTTGGCCGACGCCAGTTTTGGCTACGGCATTATTCCCAGCCAGACGACCCGACCCAAAAATGAAAAACCAGTTGAGGCGGGGAGATCGACGATGCCGACTTCACCTTCATCATCGCCCGGAAGCAAGACGGCCAAATCTTTGCGAAATGCTGCCCGGCAAACACCGATCTTTGACCCATCCTTATAGCACCAAACGTCTGTCCCACGCTTTTTGGGCGCGCTTGTATCCACCACGGCAACAGTGTTTTTCGCGGGCGAGAACGATAAATTTACAATTGTAGGCATCACGGCGCGCAGAAAGTCGGGGGTCAAAGCCTGCGCTACAATCCATGGCTGCATAAATGCAACTGCAGAGCTTCCTGCTCTTCTTGCCTGATCGTGCCATGGAATCGGAAGGCAACCTCCGCGAATCGCCTCAATCTGGCCCAGATCAGACGCATCCGATCCTTAGGAAAAGCCCGCAAACTGTCGCTTCGGGCCGAAGTAGCATTCGAGGCCAAGCACTCATGCAATCTCTTGAAGTGCTTGAAAACTGTAGCGTTTATCCTCGCCTCGCGCCGATCTCATGTTCTTGATCAGAAAGTAGTTTCCAACTGCCAATTTGGAGACAGCCGCAACGGTATGACCGATGCGGCTGTCTACGGTATCAGGGCATCACTTCAAACTTGTCCACATCGACCATGCCGTGATCGGTGATTTTCAGGTGCGGGATCACGGGGAGGCAGAGGAAGGCCAGTTGAAGGAAGGGTTCTTCCAGCACCACGCCAAGGGAACGGGCGGCGGCGCGCAGGGCGATCAGGTCTTGGTGGACGGTTTCGAAGGGGTTCAGGCTCATCAGCCCTGCCACGGGCAGGGCGAGTTCGGCCA